GACCGAAACAGGATGGGGAGGCGTGGACGTCATCGAGACGGGCGACAAAGGCTCCCTGCTGTATCACCAGCGCCTTCTTCGGGCCGTGGCCGTCGATGCCAACGGGGTCGGTGCCGGCGTGGCACCCCACATGAGACGGCTTCGCTGCAACGCCCACGGTATCAAAGTCCAGGAGAGCCCCACGGAGCTTCCGGAAGAGCGGGAGCTCGGGGAATTCGGCATCGTCAGGGATCAGCTCTGGTGGAAATGCCGGGAATGGCTCAGGACCGACACCGGTTCGATGCTGCCGCCGGACGACGAACTCCTCGAAGAGCTGCACACGGCGACCTACGAGATCAAGGGCAAGAAAATCAAGATCATGGACAAGGACACGTTCAAGGAGCTCCTGAAGCGCAGCCCGAACAAGGCCGACGCCCTGTGCCTTACCTTCGCAACGATCCAGGCGCAGGCGCTCCCGTTCGCGGTGAAGCCGGCAAAGAAGGTGAGCTTCGCATGGTGAGGGACAACTGATGCCAACCCAAGGCCTCATACCTCGAGGAACCGAGCAGGCGCAACCCATCGTGGCGACCGGGAAAACCTATTCCGAGCGTCCGCTGATCCGACGCCTCACCAACGAGGACATCGAGAAGCAGAAGGAGACCGAGGCCCAGCGGGCTTTCGAAGCACGCCAGAACCGGCCCGTCATCTCCGCCCTGGCTTCCCACATCCGGAGCGCCTTCACTTCCGCCGTCAACGCCAAGTCCACGGTCATGCAGCGCGGCCTCATGTGCCTGAGACAGCGCGAGGGCATCTACGAGGCCGACGTCCAGCAACTCATCAAGCAGAGCAACGGCACGAACATCTACATGATGCTCACCGACGTCAAGTGCCGGGCCCTGGAAAGCTGGCTCAAGGACATCATGCTGCCGGCGGGAGAGAAGCCCTACAGCATCGAGCCTACCCCGATTCCCGACATCCCCCCGCAGCTGGTCCAGAAGGCGCAGCAGGCCTTCGTCCAGGACTACATGGCCCGCGTCGCCGTCCAGGCCGGAATGGACCCGACACAGGTCACGGCCGACATGATCACCGAGGACGACTTCCGGCAGGCAGCTGAGCAGTTCAAGGACGAGCTGCTGAAGCAGGTAAGAGCGCAGGCCAAAAAGGACGCCGACGCCATAGAGGACAGCGTAGACGACGAACTCGTCGAGGGCAAATGGTATGAAGCCCTGTCGGAATTCATTGAGGATTTCTCCACATACCCCACAGCCTTCATGGAAGGTCCGATCTATCGCCGGCGTTCCGTTCTCGCCTGGGAGCCCATCCAGAATTCAATGCTGTCGCGGATCACCGTCACGGAGAAGATCGTCAAGGAATACGAGCGCGTCGACTTCTTCGACGTCTACCCCTCGGCCGGTGCCCGAACGATCCAGGACGGGGATCTGTGCATCCGAAAGCGCTACACCCGCCGGGACCTTGACGCCCTGCGCGGCGTTGACGGCTTCGACAATGACGCGATCGATCAGGTCTTGAAGCAGTACGCCAACGGCTATCGGGAGTGGGTGGCCTACGATACGGAGATCGCCGACCTGCACGACCGGCCCAACGAGATGCAGGACCCCGAGGGGCACATCGACGGCATCAAGTTCTTCGGCTCGGTCCAGGGATTCATGCTCCGCGAGTGGGGGATGAAGGTCGACGAGATCCCGGATCCATACCGGGAATACCCCATCATCGCCTATTCGGTCGGTCCATACGTCATCGGGGCCCGTCTGAATCCTCACCCGCTCGGCCGGCGTAACATCTACTCGGCGAGCTTCCGCCACAAGAACGGCTCGATTTGGGGCAAGGCGCCCCCGGAAGTCATGCGGGACAATCAGAACATCTGCAACTCGGCAGCGCGCGCCATGTGCAACAACGCGGCCGTGGCTTCCGGTCCCCAGGTTTGGCAGCTCGTGGACCTCATCCCGCCCGAGTGCGACCGGACGAACATCTATCCCTGGAAGATTTGGGAATTCTCCTCGGAGAAGATAAAGGCGGCCGGGCAGAAGCCCATGGACTTCTTCCAGCCCCAGCTCTACGTCGGGGAACTCCTGAAGCTCTATCAATACTACTTCGAACAGGCCTCCGAGGTCACGGGGATTCCAGCCTACATCTACGGCTCCGAGAAGGTTGGCGGGGCAGGGGCGACGGCTTCCGGCCTCTCCATGCTCATGAACGCCGCGGCCAAGGGTCTGAGAAACGCGGCCAGCAACATCGACAAGGGCGTGATCTCCCCCTCCGTCGAGGAGCACTGGCTCACCATCATGCTGACCCAGCCGGACAAGGCCAGGGGCGATTGCCGGATCAAGGCCCGGGCCTCCGAGTACCTCATCCAGCAGGAGCAGCTTCAGATCCGCCGCAAGGAATTCCTGGATTCGACGGCCAACCCCATCGACATGCAGATCATCGGCATCGACGGCCGCTCGGAGCTGCTCAGGGAAAACGCGAAGTCGCTCAAGATGGACCCGGAGAAGATCGTGCCTCGCCGGGAGGACATGATCGCCACCCAGGTCCAGCAGAAGGTTCAGGAAGTAGTCGTGAGGCTCTCGCAGGCCCTCGGGGTCGCGCCGGAGAAGATCGTCGCGCTGCTCGAAGGTCCGGCGCCGGGTGCCGGGCCCGCCACTCCCGAGAAAGCCGAGGAGCTCGGGCCGGACGGGCAGCCAATGGCCGGGAAAGACGTAAGGATGTTCAATCAGTAGGAGGAGGTTATGGAAAAGAAGAACGAGGTCATGATCTTGGCCCGATGCTCTGAATGCCTTGAAACACTTGAGGTTGTCGAAGTGGAAGGATCATCCCTCAACTCAATCATGGTCACGGTGAAAACCGAACACGATTGTCTGAAGGCGGTGAAGCCATGACCGACACCTACCAAAAGAACATGACGCTGGAAGAGATCCAGGCCAACGATCTCGAGATGACCCGGGACGCCATCAAGAACGCCAAGAAGTACAGCTTCGGCCACGACATGAAGAAGGCCGTCAACTTCGTCCGGGATTGCCTGGGGCGGACCCTGGTGAGCCTCGGCATGACGCACCCCCAGCCGCCCCCGAACGTCAATTCCTACGAGGCGAGGATCCGGCACGCGGCCAAGATCGACAAGGCCATGAGGGAAAAGCAGGTCAAGGTCGAGCATCGCAACAAGTACCGGGGCAACGATATGTGGCGCTGCGGGCTCTACGTCTATCAGCGAGACGAGCTCGTGACGTTCATCTCCGACGTCCTGACGCAGCGCAGCACGGAGTTCGACCCCATCGCGCAGAAGATCGGCCGTGAGGAAATCGGGTTCATCGTCATCACGAACGCGAACCTCGAGGACACGAAGAAAATCTTCCTCGTACCGGGGTTTGCGAAGGGGAATTAGGAGGTTCAGTCATGGCAGTACAGCGCGGAATCATCGACAAGGCCGCGGATCAGTGTGTAAGGGCGATTATCTACGGCGGGGCCATCAAGGCGACGAAATACATCAGCGAGAAACTGACGGTGAAGGCGACCCGGAAGCTCTACGGGAAGAAGCGGCGGCCGAGCCAGAAGTCCCTTGAGGTTATCCTGACTGCCGGCAAGCCGAACTACGAGGAACGCGCTTTCATCAAGAAGCTGAAAAAGGCGGGCGAGCCGTTCCCGGTGAAGAAAGTCCAGTTGAAGATGCCCAAGTGAGGCCCTGATGATCTACGTCCCGAACCACGACCCGAACGTGACCCTGAGCGTCCTGTCCTCGCTCTCGCGGTTCTCGACGCTGCCCGAGACCATGGGCATGCGGGATTGGCTCAAAGACGAGCTCAGGCGCCTCGACGAGGCCAACCGAATCGAGATGGACCCGGACGTCTTCCGGCAGCGGCAGGGGGCCTGCCAGGTCCTCCAGGCGCTTTTCAGAATCGCCGACGAGGCAGACCGGACGATCGACAAGATACGCGCAAATCAACGCAAACCGTAGTGGGAGTAGGCCGCACGCTCATTCTCCCCTAAATTTAGCGGTTCAGGAGCAACACAATGAGGTATGAAGAGTTTTCGGCAGGCAAGCTAAGGCTCGGCAAAGAAAAGGAAACGATCACCCTGTCCTCGTTTGACACAATTCCGGCAGATGGTGCTTCCGGCTACAACCCCGGCAGCCTGCTCATTCTTCCCGATGCAGTGCTCGGCATGACGCCGATGTGGATGAACCTCGGCACAAAAACATCCTGCAAGTTCCGGCCCGTCGGCCCGCAGCCCGGCTACGGATTCTATCGGGCTGGCGGCGGGATTGCCTCGGTTGGCGGTGACACCACGGAAGTTATCACGATCAGCGATGCCATGAGTGAGTGGGATATTGGAATCGTCGGACATTCGGTGAGTAACGACACGGACAATATCGTCTCGGCGATCATCACCGACAAGACCCTGACCATCGTAGGCTCAGCTGACCCTTCTACCGATCACGCCTACAACTACGGCGTGCTCCGGCAGGGATGCGTCCCGGAATTCGACATCGTTTTCGCCGGCACGCACACCTGCGTCGGTGGGGCGGCAGCGGAGACCATCACCCTGACGGGTGCCCTCGCAACCGATATTGCTTTTGTCACATACGGTGCAACCAACGATACGGACACCATCGCCAAGGCTGTCATGACGGAGAATACCCTGACGGTGACGATGTCCGACGACCCCGGCACAGCTCATTCGCTGCACTACATGGTGCTCAGGCCCCGCGGGACAGGATCCAGGAAGCCGACGCATTACATCGCCTATGCCGGCCTCCACACAACGCTCGGCGGTGCCGCGGCTGAGGCCGTGACCGTAACCGGGGCGCTGGCAACGGACATCCCGATTGTCGGCTACTCCGTGACGGACGATACCGACACGATCCTGAAGGCCGTGATGACGGCCAACACGCTTACCGTGACATGCTCGGCCAATCCGGGCACGGTCCACGGATTCTGGTATGTGATTCTGCGAGCTTACTAACCCCGTCGCAGACCGAAAGGCGCGGCGAGGGTAAATAAAACAAATGGGGAGACGCCACAGGCAGCCCCCGAAAGGAGCATCACCATGGCAGTACCGGCGCAAGTACAGGCCCGGGCGGACAAGGCGGACGAACTTCTGAAGCAGGTGCAGGCCTCCACGGAGAAACCGGCCGGCGAAGTTCCCGCAACTCCCACCGGAGACCGGGACAAGGACAAGCCCGCGCAGGCGGAGACCGTCGACAGTCTGAAGGCGCTGCTGGCCGAGGCACAGCAGAAACTTGCGACCCTCCAGGGCAAGTACAACAGCGAGATTCAGGCGCTCAAGGACGACGTCAACCTCTTGAACAACCTCAAGAATCAGGTCCGGACGCTGACCGACCGAACCAGCGACCTCTCGGGGAAGCTGACGGAGGCCAACCGGCTCATCGGAGAGCTGCAGAAGCAGATCACCGAAAAGCCTGCACCGGCAGACGATGGAAAGATCGACCTGTCCGCACTCTCCGAGGAGGACCTGGAGCACTTGAGGGGTGAGGGGTTCGACGACAAGGTAATCGGGATTCTCGTCAAGGCACTGTCGAAGAAAGATCAGGCGAAACCTGCACAGAACCAGGACGAAATCGCCGAGATCCGGAAGGAGCTCGAGACGAAGAAGGTCAAAGAGTTCTGGAAGGAAATCAACGAGAAGGTGCCGGATTGGGAGCCCATCAACGGGAGCGACCCCTTCAACGATTGGCTGGATCTGCGGCTGCCGTACAGCAACGAGACCCGGCGTGACCGCCTCCAGGCGGCACAGAAGGAATCGGACTACGCGACGGCCATCCAGATTTTCAGCGACTTCAAGAGCGCCAATCCCGGCTA